TTGAGCATGCTGTCTCTGGAAATATCACCAACATCATTATCTCCAAATTCCTCAATAATACCCAAAATGTTGGTATCTTCATATGGTCTCATCTCATCAACCAGTATCTTACCAGAATACAAGTCAATGTTTGGAATCTGCCTATCAGCAGCCAACTCCAAATCCTCTGCTTCACCAACTGTCATCTCATCAAAATCTTTTTCCAAGAAGTCAGCTAAATAGTCCAACTTGATAAGTGGGCTTGCCTGAGTGATATGAAGAAGCATTCTGAATGGCTCAAAGTCTCTGTACTCAGCAACCTCAAAGCGATTGAATGCTGTCCCTGATAAATAACCTGACTCAGATATTGCTGACCTGTACTCTGAATCAACATCCCACCATTCACAAGCCGTTCTAAATGCATTGGCAACCTCATTCTCACGCTTAATGAAAATGTCAAAATACATCTGAAAGTTGGTGACTATTGAATCAGATTCAAAGTAACCAACAACCACCTTAAAGTCCATAGTGGTATGCCAAGCAATCTGTACACCTGCAGCCTTAACTGTATTCAAGTAGGTTATAAGGTCAGCTGACATCTGAGATGCGTCTGGGATAGCAATATCAATCACGCCATGCGTCCAATATGTTGAATCTGGAAGTCTACCATAATGTGAGATAGTTCCTCTATGAGATGTTACCAATAGACTTTTCCAAGGCTCAGTAATTTCAATAGCATCTGAATCATACTCATCACCATAGGTGTAGTACAACCACTTAGCAGTTGAGTTCTTCAATGCTGGTATGGTTGCTTTAGGTGAGATAATCTTGTCAATAATTCTGTCTGAATAGATTTCATCAGGCTCATTACTCAGCCTTGAAATGCCAAAGTAACTGCCCCAAAGGTCAAGCCACTCTCCAGAAGCAGTTTTCAGGCACATCTCCAAAGCCATCTGGTCAATGTCCTCTTTTGCCATGACAAATACGTTGAAAATGGCTTGGATGAGTGTCTTGTGTACTGTATTGGTTTTCTCAAGATTCATGTTGTAAATAGATTTCAAGTATTTGGCAAAAATTGAGGACTTAAATTCCAAAGCCATCTAATCACCCCCAATCTGAAATAGAGGTATATTTCAAGTTTACGTCACCAGCAACCACTACTTCGTTGTATAAGATATTGATATTGGACAGGTCACCAATATCAATAGTGACCAGAACGCTTCTGTAGTTCTTCATAAGCAGAGTGATGATGTCTGAAACATAGAAGTTTGTTCCAACAGTGTAGCTGTTCAGGTAATTCTTCACCAGCAGGTTGATAGAATCAATCATACTAGCAATGTCTACATCGTCCTTAGTAATCAAGGTAACATTATCCAGACTGATTTCATGCCTTACACAAGGCAGCACCTTAACCTCAATTCCAGCTGCTCTGTAGTTGACCAGTTCTTCGGTGATGTTTCCCAGAAGTTCATCTGGAAGTTCACCATTGCTGTCATGGACATAGGCATTAACAAATCCTATATAGTTATCATCAATCTTTACTCCTGCTACACCATCAACTGTCTTGATGCCGTACTCAATTGACTCTCTGGTGGCTCTACCCAGTGACTTGATATACTCCTTGAATCGTGCCTTCATATCAGCGTTTGATTCTTGGTCAACTCCATCTGTCACTCTCATAGTGTTGGTCACTGAATCAATCATAGTGCTGGTGGTTACCATAGTAGCAATCTCACCAATCTCACAGTTTCCAACTGTTCCTTGCTCTGTACAAACTACACCAACCATACAGTTGTAAGAACCAATTGGAACAGTGTAATCTGATGTAGTTTTGTAGTACACAACCTTGCTATTGGTCAGAGAAGTACAAACTGTAAATCCAGCAGGAATCAGCAAGGCGTTGGTCAACGGCTCAACGAATGAGATTGTCACATAAGTGGTCGCATAAGTAGCCTTGACAGCTTCAAATCCAAACGCACCATATATAGCAGTACGAATAGCATACTCAATATTCTGGTGCATGTTGAAGTATAATTCCTCCATCTGGAGTGAGATTGACTCTGAAATTGTCCTCAATGCTGAACCAATGTTAAAATCAGACAGCTTTGAGTTGTCAGAAGTAATCCAAGTAACCAGTGAATTGAAGATGTCCTGAAATTTCTTAATTTTTAATGAAGCCATATATTTCATTCACCTCCATTTATCGTGTAATAGTTGTGTTATACTCAAACTCAGGATATGGTGAAATGGGAATAATTTTACAATAAATATTGATTACATCGTTCACCTTTTCCACCTGAAGGTCTTTGACGCTGGTGATTCTGAAATCTTCAATGATTGCTTCCTTCACCATAAGCATCATGTCAATCATATGTTCCTGAGTTCCTTTGGTTCCACACATATCCTTCACGTTGCAGCCCCACTCTGGGTGAAGCATCAGTGTATTTTTGCGTGTAGATAGCTTAATGGTCAGCTGCTGTTTGAGGTTCTGAATTCCTCTTGCTAACATCAAGTCATTGTCTGAATCAGTTAGTTGTCCAACCACCATAAGGTCTTTTGCCCTGCCATTATCGTCAATAGCAGTATATATATCCAAGTCACATCCATATGCCTGCTCAATCATGTCGTTATCCGATATAGATGAACTGGTTGCTTTTGGTGAAACCTCATAGTCATATGATGGGATGTAGATTGTATCACCAATGTTAGCAACATTTCCTTCTACTCTATCATATGACTCAGCGTTTATATAAGGTGACTCCAGATTATTGAAGTACACAATCTCACGCCAGTCTGAAATGTCATAATCATAAGCTATCTTTTGTATTGAATCACCATATTTAACAACATGGGTTTTGTATCCATAGCTTTTATCAGCCATTTATCTCACCTCCATGTTACTTAATATATGATAAAACAAACATCTGTAGCTGCTTGATATTCATCAATAATTTCGACAATAACTCACTCATATAATCAGGTGAAGATTCATACTCAGACCAGCTGCCATTGTAGTTCGCAAGAAAGTATTTCTCACAGTTGATGTTCTGTATAACTTTATCCAGAAAACTATCACTTAATAGCTCAGTGTCTAATGTGTCATCAGTACCAGTAGCATAGTCAAAGATTGCATACCTGATAGTGAAGCAAGCAAGCATAATCCAAGCAATCCTCTTAAAATCCTCAGAATACTTGAACTGCTCATCCGCAGTGATAGCTTCATATAATGAACTGTCATAGTCAGTGGATTGCTCCACGCATACCTTTAACTTGTCTAACGTGCTCAATTCAGCACTAATCTTAAAACCTGAGAGTTTCTTCAGGTTATAGATAGAAACGTCATACTGCTTGATTTTAGTCCATACAGAATACATTTCTGAGTTGGCTGTAGAGTTGAACTTATAGGACAAAATGCCTATGTCTGGTTGAATGAGTTGATTTGCGATGTTAGAGCAGTTTGAACCTGCCATGGTAATAGCATCACAGATACCAAACCCAGTGGCAGGTGACCATGTTTTATAGTTCTCATCACAGCCAACAATTCCAGCAAAGTTATCAGCTATTGTCTTAGCTGATTCCTGTAATTCCTCAGTGGTTTTTGTGTAATATTTAAACGACATATCACCACCTCCTACTTAGTTGATAAAGTACCAACTGGTGACCCAATTGTGTGTACTGTGTTACTTGGTGCTGACTCTCCAATTTTTCTTACCCCATACAGGTGAATAGTGTAGTGGTATAACAAAGGCTGGCTCTTACTCCTACTCATCTCAAACTTGTCAGGAATACACTTCCAGTACTCTGCGTCAGTATAGTTGTACATCCACAATAGGTCTGAGTCACTGATTTCAGTGCCATCTTTTACGTTGTCATACACACTACGAATCAGGTCACGCAACTCCTTGAACTTGTTAAATCCACTGTTTGCGTTCCCAGTACCATTTTTAAATCCTGTGGTACCAGAGAAGTTGAATTCAGGTATATCCGCACCGAACATCTCAACATATGCTCCACCTTTGGTTTTAGTCACATTCACTTTTCCATCTTCAGTCTGGTCATAAGACTCAGGGTTGAGAAGGAATTTATATGTTTTATCACCAAATTTGAATTGAATACGCTTCAGACTGCCGCTGCCACTTACTTTATTTCCATTTGTTGCCATGTGCACTCACCTCCTTCTTATAATGAAAGCGTTGTGGAGTTGGATGAAAGTGTCACACTTGAACCTCTTACCACCACTGCTCCTGCACTTTTGACAGTAGCACCACTTGTTGCATTTATATTGACTGCTGTGTTAGTTGACAACTTAATTGCTCCAGATGAATCCACTGAAACTGTTGTAGTTCCACCCTTAGAGATTTCAATTGAATCTGGCTTGACTTTGATGCTGGTTGTAGTTCCAGATTCTACACCAATCTCAATGTTTCCTTCTGAATCAAAGTCAATGAAGGCTGACTTGGTTCCTACCTTGTTAATGAGTTTTAATGCACCTTTGACTGCGTTGGCAACAATCTTAATGTTACCAACGGCAGTTCTAACAAATCCAACAACGCTTAATGGATTGCTGGTTTTATCAACAGGATACTGTTCAGCCATCTGAGCGTTTTCAAGCTCAAATTCCTCGTCAATCTCGTTGAGGCTGGTTGATAGCATAGTACCAGCGTGGCTGGCAATCTCCAGTTCCCCAGAGTTATTGATGACCTTGTAATCTTTCAGCCTTGAAACAGACAATTCCTTGTAACAGTCATCGTCTGAGCTGATTATGTTCTTTTCGTCTGAAGGAAACATACACCCAAGTATTACTGGCTGTGCACTGTAATTGCTTAAAAAGCCTACAACTACATAGCACCCAACCTGTACTGGATGAGAGACACCAAATATAGTGTTCTCCGTAGAATCCTGACCAGCCAAAGGCTCTAAAATTCTACAAGCATATTTTCCTTCATTAGACGCAGATGATGTGAGTTTACCATATTGATTATTATATAGTTCAACATCAGCAGAGTGATATTTTGGGTATACCTTAGTTACCTTGCCATAAAACAACATACCAGTCATGTCCTGACTTTTCTTGGTTTCAGTTTTCGTTGAACCCAAGTTTGCTTGGCTTCTTATTCCCATTGTATCACCTCCAATCGTTATGCGTATTTGTTATAGTATGTCTGACCATAGCTTGCTCTGGTACTCTTAACAGATGAACTCTGGTCTTTAGGACTTTCAAATTGAGTCAATACTACTGTGCTGGCTGAATATACTGAGGTAGCACTCTTTAGAGCACTCAGTACAGATGGATAGTCACTGGACAACTCTTGGCAAAGGTAATTCACCTGCATTGTCAGGTTTCCGATTGAAGAACCAGCATTCTTGGCGTAGTTGTATAGTTTTTTCTTCCTCGTGTAGTATGTCCACTGGGCTATGCCATATCCAGCAGAATCATTCACAAATGAGCTCATTGAACGTGTTCCAGAATCCACCTGACTGGTGTACTCAGAGTCACTCACGCCCAACTTAGTGTTATAGGTGTTCTGAAGGTTGTTTGCTACCAAACCAGATTCAGCATAAAGGTTTCCCATCAGACCAGCCACACCATACTTGTTACCAATCTTACTCATTAACAAATTCCATATTGTAGATGCGTCAGCTGATGTCGTCTGGTTGGCTGCTGAATTAGTCTGTAAAGCCGATGAGGAATCATCGCTAGTATCAGATGTTTCACTGATTGAGTAACCAAAGATGTTTACAGCGTCATCTGGAGTTATCTGCTTTGCGCAACCCCAGGGTTTTGAATAACGTTTACTTGGGTCAATTCCTCTTGTTACTGAAAGCGTAGTCTGCCAACCTTCAAAGAATGTGAAGGAATGTTCAACTGCCTCAACGTAGTATTCAATACCAGTTGACTCCAAGATAACTCTGGTACCAACCTTGTACTGGTTACTGCCTTTCACCACAATAGTACCATTCTCCATAGAGTTGTTGAGAATATTCCAATTGAACAGCTTCTCTGTCTTTACTGATGTATTTTCAATGTTAGTTCCAAGATATAAGCTGGACACCTCTAATCTGGACAAACCATACTTTTTATAGTACGGCTCATACCACAACGGCAATATCAGGCTTTCTGAGTCACCTGAGAAGGTTTCAGCTGTTACCTTGTATACTACATACGTTTCTGTATCTGAAACACCAATGTCTGTGCTGATTATATCCAAGTCTTTAATG